CTTATCACAAAACCTTCGCTGAGAAAGCTGAGGGTGCCCTGCTGCTGGTCCATGGCAAACCCAGGGACGAAAAATGTGATGATGACATCCCAGGCGATCCTTCCTACTGATAAATATCACGATACACACAAATTGCTATGACTGAAGAAGAACTTAAACAAGTTGTGGAGAATTTGCTAGAAATTCAAAACAATAATGATTATAATTTTCAGCTGTTATCTGCAAAAATAGATGCTCTACAGCGTCAGGTTGCAGAAATGTCAAATCTGCACAACATGCTACGCGCACCTAGAGAAGGAGATATTCAAATTATTGATACTCCAGACGCATGAAGTTTGAATATGGAACTTTCGTAGAGTACCGTGGTACTTGTGGATGGGTCAATTTCATTGATCCAGATTATATCACAATTTGTTTCCTTGACATTCCTGACAAAACCAAGCATAATGGTAGATATCAGGCAAATCTTTTAGTTTTTCGTGATTATTGGCATGAAGTACGCAGTTATTTGGATGAAACAAAAGAAGAACAAGAAGACGAAACAACAAGCTATTTTCTACAATCTAGAGGATGCGATTATGTGGGAGCAGCATGTTAATATGACAGAGCATGTAAAAACTGAAATTTATCCCATATTCAATTGATGAAACCATTAGTTAAGTACCAGGGTGGCAAGTCTCGTGAATTGAAGACTATTACTGCTCTGATGCCAAAAGAATACAATCGAATTGTTGAACCATTTTGTGGTGGCGCCGCTGTGTCTTTTCACTTTGAGAAACCAGCGGTTCTATGTGACACTAATTGGGAAATTATCAATTTGTATAAATCTGTTGCTGACAACCAAGGACTACGTAGATTGTGTAACGAAGTTGCTATTTTGAAAAATCAAGATCATGATGCTTTAGAACAAAGATTTTATGATTCTAGAAGCACCATCAATCGATCATTTGATCATACTCTTTCTACCGAATGGCATCGTGCAATCAATTACATGATTGTCAGACAATTGTGTTTTTCTGGCATGGAGAGATATAACTCCAAAGGTGAGTTTAATGTTCCATTCGGTCATTACAAGAAATTTTCTTGTAATTTGTCATACGATACTTCTGGGAAGTATTGGGAAATGTTGATGCGTTCTAAAATTATTCATGGTGACTTTGAATTAGCTCTGAATGAAGCAAATGAAAATGACTTTGTATTCATTGATCCTCCTTATCTTGAACGTCTTGGGTATCATAGTGGTGATGGAGGCAATGATCTCCACTCTCGATTGGCTAAAATTCTAAAAAATGCTCCATACAAATGGATGATCGTGCATTCAGATCATCAATTTTATCGTGAACAGTACAATGACTTAAACATCTACGTTGAAGACTTTGTTTATTCTCAACGGTTTGGCAAGAACAAAAACCATTCTAAAGCAAAAGTTCAGCACCTGTACATCACAAACTATCCAGTTGAGGAACTGGCCCACCCCACCGTGACCCAGCACCTGGACGCTGTATGATTACAAGGTAATCGAGAGACACCTCCAATGTCTGACTTTCCCACCCTCCAGTCTCAAGACGGCACCATGCTGGTCGGATACTACCCTGTCAAGACCCCCTATGGTGACATCAGTCAAGAGTGGTGCCTTCAGGTTCTGTCCTGGAAAGGTGTAGATCAGATCTCCAAGAAGTTCCTCAACCGCGTTGAGAAGAAGCTCGCTATCCGCGATCGTCTGGCACATGATTATGTTGTGACTGGCGACAACAGCGAGCTTCCGCAACTTGGTAATCCTTTCTACGGTGCTTGCTGATGCTCGCTCTCATTCTCGCTACAGTTACCGCTTATCAAGATCCTTATGTTGCGCCTGAGTATATACGTCGCCACTGTGCTGCTGTCGTTGGCATTCCTTACGCTTCTGACAACTTCACAGAAGAAGAATGGTTCAGGTTCGTGGGATGTGTCCGTAGTCATCTGAAGAAAAATGTTTGAATTTCCGCACACACCTCCGCGTGGATACTCCTATGAGATTGCTGAACACCGCCGTAATATACTTTCTATTTGGATTTGCAATCACGGCGAATTTAGCTACACTGATGATAGTCCTGTTAAATCTATATGGGGTTTCTATAATACCAAATCCAAACAATACTACGCCCCTGTCAACTCTAAAACAGTTGGTAAAGTAGTTGACATTGATGATACTACCCCCTATACTGCCATGCAGATCCTAAAACCCCTGCGCCCTAGTGTCCTGCAGTTCGTCTGAGGCACCTAGGAGCGCCCGTAACCCCCCTCTGATCGCCATGACATACCAACCCCGCTCTGTGGTCACTATGGTGACCCTGGACACCAAGCAAATCACCTTTCTCATTGATCTCATGATGGACGCAGATCCAAATCTGGTCACCAAGCTAGCAAAGCGCAACCAGACCGACGATGTGAATGTCATGTACCAGTTGGACAACTGTCTACACAGTGCCCTGGAGGAGCTCGCCTGACCCTATAATTACAAGGTAATCAACGGAGCACCACCCCATGTGGGACGAAATCCAAGACATGCCCGCTGAGATCTTTGACATCTCTGACGAAGATCGTGAGGAGATGGCTAAAGTTTTCGCCATGTCTGAGGAAGAATACCTTGAATACTGGAACATGTGATGAAAACTCAAACTTGGTTTTTTCTAGTCATTGCCATTCTGATGTGGAATGGTTTTCTGATCAAACGAGATCAGAAGATGTTTGAGGCATACGATAGAGCGTGTGCTCAACTGCCTCAAGGTCACCCCGATTGTCGTTATTCTCCTTATCACAAATAATCATGGAAGAAGTTCTGCTTGATCGTTACATCCTGGATCAACTTGATAGTTATGATCTAGACCTGTCCGAGCACGAATGGGACAGCGATGTGCCAGTTGAAGAACTGTCACCCGAAGCCCTGGAACTGCTCTGATCCACCCTATACTGATTACATCAGCAAAGGACACATGACCACCACCTTCGCCCAGTTCGCTTCCGAGCAAACCGCTCGTAACACTATCCAACTCAACATCGTTAAGTATTGCTTGATGCTGTGTGATGCTCTCCAGCAGGATTTCCAGAACCGTAACTATGCTTACCGTGCTGGTCTTCCTTACTCCAACTATTCCTACGAACTGGATAGTTCTGGTCGTAAGTATCACAAGATCCATATGTGTATCAATGGCAAGCGTGACAGCATCCATGCTTTCATTGACAAGATCACTGGCGAGGTTTATAAACCTGCCAACACTAAGCAACCTGCCAAAGGTGTGCGCTACAATCTGCTCGTGATCAGCGAGCGTGAGCAGATGCTTGAGAAGTGTGATTGGGCGGGTGGTTATCTTTACCTCCGCTAATGCTTGACATTCCGCGCCTCTCCTGCTAAATTACTTACAGAGTTCGTTTTTACCATGCATTACATCGTTACTAACGGCAACGCCTACGCTATTGATCATCCCCAAGACGCCATTTACGGTGCTCCTGTGCTTGAAGATGGCAACGTTGATTGGGATGGATCATACGATATTGCGTGGGATCATCTAGATGAAGAAGAGCGTGAGTATATTGCTCACGTAGCTTATCATCTTCAAGAGATTGCTAAACTATCCGAAGAGCACCTGGAGGTCTTTGTCAAATGAGCAAGTACAATCCGCTGGTTGAATACATCCAGACACTGGTAGAACCATTCCCCAATCGCTATACGATGGGTGAGTATAGTATCAGTGTGGCACCTCGTCAAGATCTGACGTATGAGGAGAATGCCAAATACTGGCGTGTATTCAGTAGATTTCCTAATGAGTTCGCTGCTGCGCTTGCCAGATCGCTGCCACATGATGTAGAATTCAGATCATACGATCACCTCCAGAACAAACTTACTCTTTTCAAGAAATGAACAACGAAGACGCACTCCGTATCTCTCAGTATCGTGACAGCATTTATGACTGGGCATGTGATCGTTTCCAGCAACTGATTGCTGAGGAAGACAATGATGCTGCGTTAGCACTTGCTGACGAGTTCTACGAATGGTTAGATCCAGAGCAACTAGATAATGAACCTACATTATTCTTTGATGCCGATGAACTCACAGAACTCTATCAATCCATTAGATCCTGATCTCAAATCACTGATCCTCGATTACATCAACGCATATAATCGAGACGATCACTCACTAGCTGAGACCATTCTACATCAAATCAGACAGAGACGAGAAGAAAATGGAAGTGACACTTGAACTAGGACCAGATCTTCAACTAGAGTATCAGTCATGGTTGGATGTGAAAGAGAGTTTGGGTATTGATCGTAGCATCAATAACTTCCTCTATTACACATACAACTACGGTACATTCGCAAACCCCAAGAACCCTGACGACAATGGAATTTCCTAAATTCAAATCATCTGATGATGAGACACTATACTATGAGATCTTTGAGGAAAACCTTGCCACATACAAATTCATGTTGGATAAGGTGAGAGAAGAATTGTATGGTAAAGGTACTGGTAACTATTCTAACCTGCCTGGATCATGCTTTGAAGTGTTGAATGATATCACTCGTTCGCTTGTGTTCCAAACTAGCACACAGTTCAAGCATGAGAAACCAGAATACAAAGATGAACTGGATGAGGTATTCATTCCCCATCGTGATCTAAAGACAGCAATCAAAGAAGCACTGGAAGAAGTAAATGACAATCTCAGTAACTGAAAATCAAGATGGCACCTTCACGATCGACTGGGACCAAAACGACCCCAAAGAAAGCGTCCTCAACCACTGGACAGAAGAAGACTTCATCGAGTGTATCCGCTCGCACTGCGAAGAAGTTATCGCAAAATCTGACGACCCTGACAACGAGCAAGTCGCCGTCGAAGACGCAATCGAAGCAGCAATCCAAGGATACCCCACGCCAGTCCGCAAAGACGAAGAAGACGAACGAACCCCTCGTTTATTCTTCTGATCTGGTACTGTTTCCATACGTTGATACATTCCCATATCGTCTAGAGGACAAAAGCGAAAACAAAACCTGTTATTTCCAATGTGAGGATCATGCTAGAAAGTACATCGAACGATACAAACCAGAATACCGACTATACTGTTACTCTCGACGAGGATGAGAATGGTGACTTGCTTATGCCCATTCCAGCAGACTTCCTCGATTCACTTGGTTGGAAAGAGGATGATTTGCTTGAATGGATTGTCGAAGGTGACCAAATTGTACTCCGTAAGGTAGAAGAATGATCACAGCATTGTTTCCTTCACTGATATTTCATTATCAAATTACTGATGATGAAAAAACACAGCTATTGGAGCAATGCTATAAGTTAAAAAATCAGTCACCAAAGTCACAGCAGCACAGTAACATGGGTGGGTGGCATTCACCATTAATTGATGTGCCACAAATCATACTGGACTATCTGCCATTTGAATATACTAGTCATGTGGCATGGTACATGGTAAATAACTATGGTCATGGAAATTCATCTCACAATCATCCACGCAATGATTGGTCTGGTGTAGTATATCTAAAATCACCAGACCCAGAGGCATGGATTGAATTTGAACATCCACAATGTTTTGAACAGTACCAATTACTTTCTTCTATTGACAAATCTATAAAGGATCAGTATAATGCTTGGCAGGCATTTAAGTTTCCTCCTGTAGAAAACAACATGATGTTGTTCCCTGCGTCTCTAAGACATAGAGTATATGCCAACAATACACACGAAGATCGTATCTCTTTAGCATTCAACTTTGCATTATGACTAAAACTGTGTTTGAGAGCCCAGACAAGGGGCAGACCATCATTGAGCGCCCGTTTCGCCAAGGAATTCAGCAAGTGAAGTCCAAATGGTATTATGTGTTCTGGGGTATCATGGCAGCAGCTGTATGTGGTGGGCAAATTTATGTTGGGACTGGTTATCGTGAGATGGCAGAAGCAACTAAATCCACTGCGATTAGTGTAACCTGCCTCCCCAAGTATGATACCTACAGTTCGACAAAATATAGTCAGGTAAATAAAACTAGAGAGTTTGAGTAACCATCATGGGAATGTTTGACTATTTCAGATCATCATATGATCTTGGACCACAACTTACAGATGTAGAGTGTCAGACAAAAGATATTGAAGAAGGTATTGGTGGCACCATGACCCAATACTGGTTAGATCCTGCTGGTTATCTGTATGTAATTGATTATTCCCACACTCAAGATCTCAAGATGTATAATCCTGGTGATCCAGAGTATAATGAAGAGCGAGCATGGATGAACTTTGAATGGGTGCCAAACGGTAAGCATGGTGTGATCCGATTACATCCTATCACCAAATATATTGAAGTTCACACATCAGTATGGGGTGGCGCATGGGAAGACTGGCCCCGTGCTAAAATACATTTCAAATATGGTAGGTTGATGGACTATGAGCTTTTCACTCGTAAAACTCAGGCATAGGAATGATTTTGGTGATGACTGGTACATTCAGATCATCAATACTGGAAGACATTTCCCACGACCATTTAGGAAAAAATCATTACTACAGGTGTCATTGTCATGGAACGATGATACCTCGTGGCCATATCTACAGATTATCTCTGGTGGTGGCACATTGTTTGGTATGATATTCTGGGTGTATAAGTTTGGATTTGACATGAATATTTGGAGTAGGACTTGGACCTGGGAACATTTGAGAGACAAAACCAATGAAACTGTTTGATTACTACCACTATGAAGATTATGGACATGAGTGGTACTTTCAAGTGCTGTCATACTATCCATTGTTTGCTCTGATTGATTGTGTCATTCAGTGGGATGAATACCCTGCCACAGAGATATTCCCAATGCTGCTGATTAGCTTTGGTAGTAGATCAGTCACTGGTTTCTCATTCCGATGGAAATGGTTTGAAATTCGTTGTGACTTTTTCACATCAGCACCACGCAACTTCAACAAATATCATCGTCATGGAGAAGCATACCAATGATATTCAGCACACCGCTCAAAGGAACTAAAAAAATGAAAACCACTATGAATTGGTGGGAGTATTGGATTGGACACTGCTGGATGACAGGATGGCAGAGCATACGAATGAACTTTCGTATGTGGGCAGATCTTATGGGATCAAACTATGAAGATTATGGATTACTTGAAGAAGATGATCCATATGATGAATGTGTAGAATGGTTCTGGGCATGTCTAAATGAAGATGATGTGTATCCCAAAGAGTTTCTAGAATACCTGATGCAGATGTGTGAGGATGTAGAGCTAGGTAAAGTAGAAACATATTCCATAGATGAAGTCATGGAGAAACTAAAAACTGAACTGAATGAAGATGATGAAGAACTTACCTGATAAGAAAGCACTGGATATCATGTGGACAGTGGCAACCAGTGGCAGTTTAGAAACTGGCACACGACCCCATTACGGGTTCGCTGACCTGCTGTATGATTACCTTACAGACAACCTGAAAAACACCTACGGAGTAGAACTTCATTATGACCAACAAAGAGAAGCGAGCACTGCTCAAGAAACTTGAGACAGCATACAATACATGCTTTGATTGTGGTAAAAAGTATGGTGTGTATTCTGTAGGTTGTTCATCTGTGTATGAAGCGAAATGTGGTGTATGTGGTGAGATCAAACCTATCACAGAGACCCGAGACTTTGCCTATTTTGTTACTGGTATCCGCAAACTCAAACTGGAACTTAGAAATGCGAAAGGTAGTGGTCAAACCCAAGAGCAGCAAGGCGAAGAACCGTCTAGCTAATACTATGGAAGGCAATCCTGTTTGTATTGTAGAGCAGGATACTGGTGGTGAGTTGTTTCTCGCCGCTGAAAATCGTAAATACTTCTTCTGGGTCAGCACACGCACTGGTAGCAATCGCTTCGGTGACAAAGCTGACAAAGATTGGGAAGTTATCACTGAAATCAATGTAATCTAATGAATTACCTTTGTCTTGTTGATGGTGTGGTAGAATATGGCAGCACCAGTTTGAGTGACTTTGCTCACTATCAACTGGTGTATGCTGAAGAGCACCAAGATGCTGATGTTGAGTATCTTACGCTCACTGATGAAGAGTATGCTAATCTGTTTCCTGTAGAGGAGGAAGAATGAAACCCAAGTTCCGTGAAGTATTAGAGATGGCGATTACTGAAGGAGTTCAGTATGGTTATCGTCGTGCTCACAAGCATGTAGAAAATCCTACTGAAGGTGCTATCATTGATAGTATCTGTGGTAATGTGATGGACTGTATTTACGAATGGTTTGAGTTTGAGGATCAACATGTCTCTAATTAATACACTTGAATACTTCATTGATGACACCCGTGCTCGTCTATCTGATGTGGAATGGGAAATCCGCGAAGAAACAAACTTTATGGATGATGGACACATGGAACGTATGGAACAGTTCTGTGAAGAGTATGATGAAATTGATGTGCGACTACAAGATCTAGAAAAGATCAAATCTATTATTGAAATTATGGAGATTGACGAATGACCTACGACCGAACTAAACCCGACAACACGATGCGTAATGCCACCATTATTGGTGTTTCGTTTCTTCTCTCACTGCTAGTTATCAACGCTGTGGTTGGTCCGCTGTATAATGTGTGGGCACAATCACTTCAAGGTAAGGCAGAACTTCAGAAAGCAGAATATACACGCCAAGTAGCAGTGTTGGAAGCACAAGCAAAGAAAGATAGTGCTCAACAACTAGCTGATGCTGAAGTGATCCGTGCTCAAGGTGTTGCCAAAGCAAACCAAATCATCGGTAACTCGTTGAAAGACAATCGTGAGTATCTTCAGTATCTGTATATCACTGGACTGGAAGAAGGATCTAACAAAGGTAATGTGACGATCTATGTACCTACCGAGGGTGGTATGCCTGTGCCTACCCTACAGATGAACAAGTGACACTTTGACAACTGGCACAGGGTCCGTAGCGGGCTCTGTGCTTTGCCCTATAATAACTACATCAACGGAACACCACCCATGGCAACCCGCTCTCGTATTGGTATTGAACTTCGTGATGGTAGCATCTTGTCTGCGTATCACCACTGGGATGGTTATCCCGAATGGTTGGGTCGTATTCTGAACACTCACTACAACACTCATGCTAAAGCAGCAGAACTGATTGATGGTGGTGACATGAGTGTTGCTTGGAATGACAATCACCAAGCAGAGTATTATGGCACTGATTGCCCTCCTCGTCTTGATGCTGATCTTGCTGAGTATCTTGATCCGC